CAGCAATTTCGACCTGACCCAGCACCGTGATACGACCCGTGAGGTTCACGCTGCACTGAGGAGCGAGTTGCAGCGCATTGACCGGGCCGCCGCCGATCTTTGGCATGCGTATGCCCGAGAGCGGGTGGTGGTCGTGTGCGGCGCCGTGACGTACCGCTGGTTCCATGCCGGCCCCTCTGGTTTCCCACTGCAGAGCAAGGTTAACGACGTTCTGATGGACGTATTGATTGACCGGGTTCTGTCTAGGAGGGAGGAGGGGCGGGACATGGAGTGGTGGGACACTCTCATTAACTCGGTGGGGTCGGATCTGGGTTTTTCCGTGCGGGTGGAGCAGTTTGCCCGACTCAAGGCCAAGTCCTTGGTGGGGTTCCTGGAGCAGCGGCCCTTCCTGTTTGTGGGGTTCTACTTCCACGTGCGGGAGGGAGAGGTGCAGGTGTGCATCGACATGCCGCGTGCGATGGCCCAGATGCCCTACCCCGGCTTGAAGTGGATCAAGACGGATAAGGACCTCAAGATTCTGGAGGCCATGCGGCTGGGGTCGCAGCTGTTAGGGGCTGGACTCCCGCCGGTCGAGTTGGACGAGGCCTTCTCGGCATGGCGTACCGGGGTCTGTGAGCTTTTGGAGCAGGCCATTGAGCTGGCTGGAGGGGACGCGCAGGATGAGCGGCTGAAGTGGGCCGTGGGAGCCGGGATGTTTGGCCCAGAGGCCACCCCGTCCCTTACTGGCCTGCTGGCCGCGCTCAAGCGTGATCCCCATGAGCTGTGGATGGAGAAGGAGAAGGAGCTCCCTACGGAGTCCTACCTTCTTCATCCTCCTGCAGGGGCGACATGGGCAGACACGGTGGAGTGGGAGGAGGCGGAGTGGCTGCGCCGGCTGGGTCGTACGGACCCAATTCCGGCGTTGTTACCTCCCCCGCACGGGTGGGTGAGCCAGCCTCCTCCAACCCACCCCACAACCGTGCGCAACCATGGACGCAACCCCCCCACCGCGCGCTGGGGACCCAACAAGCCCCCCCGTCTTCACCCCTCGCCTGGGGCGGGGAAGATGAAGAAGAGGGGGGGCCGTCGGGCGCGCGGGATGAAGGGGGCGGAGATCTGGGTCGAGGCGTCGTCTGAGAGCAGCGACGCCTACGACTGGTCCTCGGACGAGTAGTAGCGTCCGGAGGCGCTTAGGCGCACGAGCAGGGGGGATCGTTCGGTACTTCAACCCCCCTGGGAGCAAAACAAGAAGGAACCTGGTGTGCCCACCGCGGGGCTAAACGCGGATCCAGCCTATTTATTTTACTATCCATGTCTACGACGAAGAAGAACGAGAACGACAAGCTGCGCGCCCAGGTCGCCTCCCTTAGGGGTCAGGTTAAGGCCTTCGGAGCGGGCAAGCGTCCTTCCCCCTACATCCCCCCTGTTTCGCGGTTTCTCTACGCCCGTGTGGATCCCTTCAGCAACGATGCCGATGGGGCCCGTTTGGTCGACGAGTACTGCTTCCCCACCGCCACTCGCCGAATCGAGAAGCGGTTCACCCTTAGGACCGATAGCACTGGAGAGGCTGGGCTTGTGCTGCTTCCCAACCTCTCGGATGTTTCGGCTTTTACTAAGGGTAATGCTGCGTCTATGGGCGGCTCCCTGGACGGAGCGACCACCCTCTACTACGACCAAGCGGTGACTATGGCGACTCTGGACTCAGTGCTTGCCACGCATCGCATTGTCGGTTGGGGCGCCAAGGTCACGTGGATCCAGAACGTCACCCAGATTAAGGGCAACTACACTCTGGCTGGCATTCCGTGTGCGGCGCACGGCGACTTTTCTCAGGCTCTCGCAGGCGTTGCCACCACGGTGGACAAAGCCGAGGACGTGTTTAAGACGCTTGGTGTTCCGTACACCGGGACCACGACGACCGCCAGGGTTGACGTTTCGTCGCTGGCGGCTCTTCCGTACGCCACCACGGCTCTTCCCCTGGCCAAGGGGGAGGACGTGTATATGGTGTCGAAGCCCACCAGCGCTCACGCGACCTTCTTCCGGCAGTCTAATGTTCGGAGGCCTGGCGCGGACGCATGGGACTCCTCTACTGCCGCCGCTCAGGCGCAGGACATGAGCGTCTACAGCAAGCACGGCTGGGAGGCTTTTGTCCTAGGCGTGCGTGGCGCCGTGCCGTCGGACGCGGTGGCGGAGGTTACGATGGTGTTCCACCTTGAGGGCACGCCAGTTACCAACAACGGCAACGTTCGTGACGCCTCGTTGGCCCGTGGCCAGTACAACCCCCAGGAGTCCGACATGGTCGCTCGGGCGTCGACCATGGTGCCTTCGACTATGGTTGCAACGCCGTTTCAGCGGCAGATGGCCATTAGCAGTGCCGTGGCGCGCGCCATGGGCGCAGCTCGTACCCCGGTGGGGTCGACGGTGCTCGGTGCTGCGGCCGGGCTCGTGACGTACGGCGTGACGCGGAATCCCGCCAAGGCGGGCGCCACGTTTTCGGCGACGCGCGATTTCTTTGGGAGCGACCCAAGGGCGTATTCTACGCCCACTGGTCTACTCATCGAATAAGGTGGCGGAAGTAGACGCGAGTAAAGAACAAGAGTGAGTTCCCTCCAAGACACGGAGGTCTTTATCCGGAGCGTTACCG